CAGACCTAATGAGCATTTGGCTGGACGATGCGATCCGGTCGGCAGACCCGACGATGGTTTGCCACTTGTATGCAGCACCTGACGATTGCGAATTGCTGGATCGCGGGGCTTGGAAGGCGGCGAACCCGGCGCTGGGATTGTTTCGCAGCGAGCAGGACGTTGAAGAGCAGGCGCGGCAGGCCGAGCGGATGCCCGCGACCGAAAACACGTTTCGGGTGCTGACGTTAAACCAGCGCCGCAACATGGTTTCTGCTTTTGTGTCTCCCGGTGTTTGGAAGGCTGGGAACGGTGAGCCGGGAGCGCTCGACGGGCTTGTCTACGGAGGCCTCGACCTCTCGGCCACTACCGACTTGACCGCGCTAGTGCTGACAAGCCGCCGCGACGGGGTGTTGAGCGTGCATCCGTTCTTTTGGATGCCGCAGGATAGCGTGGCTGATGCGGCCAAGCGCGACCGCGCGCCCTATGACGTATGGGTGCGGCAGGGGGTTTTGCGCACCACGCCTGGCAAGGTGATTGATTACGACTTCGTGGCCCGCGACATTGGCGAGATTTGCGCTGGTTTGAACATCGGCAAGCTCGCTTTTGACCGCTGGCGGATGGACAGAATGAAGGGCGCGCTAGAGCGTCAAGCGGTTGACCTGCCGCTGGAGCCGTTCGGGCAAGGTTATGTTTCAATGTCGCCTGCGTTGGATGCGCTGGAGGCTGACCTGTTAGCCGAGCGCGTTCGGCACGGCGGGCATCCGGTGCTGGCAATGTGCGCCGCTAACGCGGTGGCCGTGCCTGATCCTGCGGGCAATCGTAAACTGGACAAGAGCAAGGCGACTGGCCGCATTGACGGCATGGTGGCGCTAGCAATGGCGGAAGGGGTTGAAGCTATGGGCACCGAACCTGTGCAACAACCCTACATCATGGCTCTCGATTGATGGGAGTTCTCGACTTCTTCTGGCCTATGCCAGTGCGAAAAAGCCAAACGGTTATTGAAACCAAGTCGGCTAGTGCGCTTTCGGTTGAAAGCGTCCTGCGGGATATTCTTGGCGCGTCCAATAGCAAGGCTGGGCAGGCGGTCACGCTACGCACGGCAATGGAAGTCACGACCGTCTTCGCTTGCGCGCGCGTCATTGCCGAGGGTATCGCGCAGGTTCCGTTGCGGCTTTACCAGCGTGATGCGGACGGGCGCAGGCGTGAGGCGCGGGATCATGCGCTTTGGGAAAAGTTCAACTATCGCCCGAACCAGTGGCAGACGCCTTTTGAGTTCCGCGAACAGATCGGCCTTCACCTAGCCCTGTGCAATAACGCCTTCGTCTATATCACGCGGGACAGTCGCGGCGAGGTTTTGGAGTTGCTGCCGTTTGAACCGGGCAGCGTAACAGTCACTCGTGAAACAGACTGGTCACTGACTTACCGCATCACTGACTTGGATGGACGGCGGTTGCCGGTCGAGCCGGGGAACCTGTGGCACATTCGCGGGCCTTCGTGGAACGGTTACGCGGGTTTGGATGCGGTGCATCTGGCACGCAATGCAATCGGTTTGTCGCTGGCCACTGAAGAGTTTGCATCGTCGCTGTTCGCCAACGGCGCGCGACCGGGTGGTATCCTCTCGACTGATCAAAGCCTACCGCCTGAGACGCAAGAGCAGATCAAGGCGGCTTGGGCTGCTTCGCAATCCGGCGCAGGCAACGCGCTCCGCACGGCCCTTCTGACGGGTGGCCTTAAGTATCAAATGCTTTCGCAGACCAGCGACGAGGCGCAGTTTATCGAAACGCGCAAGTCGGTGATCCCTGACATCTGCCGCGCCTTCCGCGTGCTGCCCATCATGGTCATGCACGATGAAAACCAAGCCAGTTATGCTTCGGTCGAGCAGCGGTTTATCGCTCACCTGACGCACACGCTCGCGCCTTGGTATGAACGACTTGAAGACAGCATGAACGCTAATCTGCTGACGCCTATCGAGCATCGGCAGGGGTATTACTTCGGCCATGTCACAAGTGGCTTGATGCGCGGCACCGCGAAAGAGCGCGCCGAATATCACCAGATTTTGAAGCAGAACGGCGTCATTAGCGTGAACGAATGGCGCGATGCTGAAGACATGGATCGCAGCGACGATCCTCTGGCGGACAGGTTGTTGCCCGCTGCTAATCTCTACGGGCCGGAGCAACCGCCCGCCCTTACGGAGTAACGAAATATGGAACGGATGGCTTGCGGCCTTCGTGAACTCAAGTTCGCGGAGAGCGGCGAAACTATGTCGTTCACCGGCTACGGCGCGGTGTTCAATAACGTTGACAGCTACGGCGATATGATTGCGCCAGGGGCGTTCGCGCAGACCCTTTCGGCGCACAAGTCGGCAGGCACTATGCCCATGATGCTTTTGGAACACGGCGGTGATCTGCCGGTGGGCGTGTGGAAGTCGATGGCTGAAGACGGCACGGGCCTGATTGTGTCGGGCGAGTTGCTGCCGACCACGAAGGGCAAGGATGCTTACATCGCGCTGAAGGCTGGTGCGGTAAACGGGCTTTCGATTGGCTTCCGCCCTACTGAGTTCCAGATGCGCGCCAAGCCGGAAGACCCCCGCCGCATGCTGAAGTCGGTAGAATTGGTCGAAGTCTCAATTGTCGGGTTGCCTGCAAACGGGAAGGCCCGCGTTGCCGATGTGAAGTCGGGCGACGAGTTGAAGGCGGAAATCTCCAAACTGTCCGATTTGGGCAACGTGCTGCGTGAGGCAGCGGGTTGGTCAAGGTCGCAGACGGAAGCTGTGTTGAGCAACTTCCAAGCAAAAGCCGATCAGGGTGAGCCTGATGTGGCGGAAATCGTGGCGGCTCTCCGCCATAATCTCTCCATCCTAAAAGGATAATCATCATGGATATCACTGAAGTAAAGGGTCTCATTGAGGCTCAGGGCCGCGCTTGGGAAGAGTTCAAGGCGTCCAATGACGAACGACTGAAGGCCGAAGCCAAGGGCGCTGCTGATGTGCTGTTCGAGGAAAAGGCCGCGAAGATCAACGCCAGCCTCGACGACCTGAGCGACAAGCTCAAGGCTGTGGAATCCAAGGCTGCGCGTCCGGTTGTCGGTGCTGACGGCATGGATCAGGACGAGGTTGAGCACCGCAACGCCTATCGTGGCTGGATGCGCAAGGGCGAAGAGAACGGCCTTGCCGAACTCGAAGCCAAGGCGTTCCGCACCACGGTGAACGCTGACGGCGGTTTTGCTGTGCCGAAGGTGATTGATCAGGCCATCATCAAGCGCCTGGTTGACATTTCGCCGGTTCGTTCGGTGGCGCAGGTCATCCAGATCGGCACAAGCGACTATAACAAGCTGGCCGATGTTGGCGGAACGACTTCGGGCTGGGTTGGTGAAGTGGCAGCGCGCCCTGAAACCAACACTCCGCAGCTTGCCAACGTCAAGCCGACGATGGGCGAACTGTATTGCAACCCGATGGCCACTCAGGTCATGCTGGACGATGTGCAGTTTGATGCCGAGGCGTGGCTTGCCGCGTCGATTGCTGAAGAGTTTGCCCGTGCTGAAGGTGCGGCGTTCATCAGCGGAAACGGCACTAACCAGCCTACCGGATTCCTTGCTGGCACGCCGGTTGTCACGGCTGACGCTTCGCGGGCTTGGGGTGTCCTCCAGTTCCGCGCTTCGGGTCAGGCTGCTGCGATGCCGACCAGCGTCGATGTCCTTATCAATATGGTTCACGACCTGAAGGCTGGGTATCGTCAAGGTTCGGTTTGGATGGCCAGCAAAGCCACCCTCGCCACGCTGCGCACTTACAAGGATACAACCAACCAGTATCTTTGGCAGAACTCTGTGCAGGCTGGTATGCCTAACCAATTCCTCGGGTTCCCCGTTGTCGAGGCTGAAGATATGCCTGCTGTTGGCGCTAACGCGTTCCCGCTGGCATTCGGTAACTTCAACGCGGGCTACCTGATCGTGGATCGCATGGGCACTCGCACCCTGCGCGACCCCTACACCAATAAGCCCTTCGTCGGTTTCTACACCACGAAGCGCGTTGGCGGGATTGTGCAGAACAGCGAAGCCATCAAGCTGCTGCGCATCCAGGTGTAATGATTATCGGGCGGGGGCCATGTGTCCCCGCCCTTTTTCTTGAGGTGCGCCCATGAAGTTTACGCAAGAGTTTTTTGGCGTGATCGAAGGCGAGATTTACCCGCGCGTTTTTGCGCCGGGAGAGGATTGCCCGCCTGAATTGCTGGAAGCGGCAAAGTCGGTTGGCGCGGTTCAATCCCCTGCCAAGCCCGCGTCCAAGGCAAAGGCGGCAAAGTGACCCCCTACCTCATCACCGCGCCGACCGTGCAGCCTGTTACGCTGGACGAGATGAAGTCGCATCTGCGCGTTCTGAGCACCGATGAGGATGCCGACATTGAAACCCGTCTGGCGGGCGCTGTAGCGCATCTGGACGGCTGGGGCGGCGTTCTGGGCCGGTGCATCATGTCTCAGACATGGGCGATTGATGTGACGGGGCCGGGGCCGCACTTGCTGCCGTTTCCTGAAGCGTCGAGCGTGACTGCGACGGGGATGGCTGGCGCGCTTGACGTTGTGGTTACGCGCGGCGCTGCGGGGCCAACAGTAACGATTGCGGACGCCGAGGCGGATGAGCCGCTGGCGATCCAGTTTGTGAGCGCATTGCCCTCGCCGCGCCTTCCTGCGGTGCAATCGCTGATTAAGCTGATGGTGCAGCGCGAGTTTGACCTGATGTCCGGGCCGGAAGCGATGGCTATGGACAGCGCAATCTCGGCGCTAATGAATGGTCTGCGCTGGAGGCGGGTGTGAGTAGCAGACACCGAGACTGCCTCATTAAGTTTGAGCGCGCCACGGTGACGCAGGACGAATACGGCGAAGAGATCGAGACTTGGGCCGAAGTGTTCAAGGAATGGGCGCGCACCTTCTACGGCAAGGGAAATGAGCGGCGGCTGATCGTTCCGAAATGCCGATCACCTTTTCCGTTCTGGCAAACATAAACACCCGAACCATCACCGCCCGCGACCGCATCCGCTACGATGCTCTGATCTGGAATATCGAAGGCATTGCCCCGGTCACACGGGGAGACATCGAAATCACCGCAGTTGCGGCACCTTGAGGAGTTCAATTCATGGCTGACCTTACCATTACCGCCGCCAACGTCGTCCCCGGTGCTGGCGCACGCATTACCAACGGCACCGCTGGCGCGACCGTCACCGCTGGGCAGGTGGTCTATCTCGACCCCGCCGACAACCGCTTCAAGCTGGCGGATTGCGACAACGCATCGGCCACTATCCGCGCGGCTTTCGGCATTGCCACGCACGGCGCTGCCACCGGCCAGCCCCTTGCTGTGCAGACTGCGGGCCAGCTAGCGATGGGCGCAATCCTTGCCGCTGGCGTGACCTACTACCTCTCGCCCAATGCAGGCGGGATTGCTCCGATTGCTGACATTCTTAGCGGCGATAACACCGTGATCGTCGGCATGGCGGCTTCCACTTCGGTGCTCAATGTCGGCATCGTCGCCTCGGGCGCGGCGCTCGCCTGATGAAAGTTGAGTTCAAGGGCGGCAAGGAATTGGAAGCCGCCCTTGCTCAACTAGGTGATAAGGGCGCGGCTCGCCGGACTGCGGAACGCGCCCTCAAACTTGCTGCGCAGCCTATCCGCGATGATTGGGCAAGTAGAGTTGATCTGCAATCGGGCGATTTGCAGAGGTCAGTTAAGATCGGCAAGCGCGCACAAACCCGCGCGACCCGCAAGTTCCGCAAGGGCGCGGGGCAGGATATTGTCGAGATATATGTCGGGATTGACCTTAGCGAAGGCGACCCGGCGCGCTTGGCGATTTATTCATACATCGAGGAATTTGGCTCAAATAGTCAGCCCGCCAATCCCGCAGGCCGCATGGCTTGGGAAAACAAGAAGATGGTCGCGTTTAATCGCCTAGCTGATGATTTGCGGTCTGAAATTGAAAAAACAGCGGCGCGGGCTGCGCGCAAGCGGGCGAAAGCGGGGCTGTGATGGAAAAGGCACTTCGCGCCCGCATCATGGCGGCGGCACCGGCTGTCGGCACGCGGGTCTATTGGGGCATCCGACCGCAAGGTTCGGCGCTCCCCGCGATTGTGCTTACGACCGTCTCGGATAACCGCGCGCAGCACATGAAGGGCTTTGCCACATACCAGGCCAAGCGCGTGCAGGTGGATTGCTACGCCACGACCTACGAGCAAGCAGTCGATCTGCGCGAGGCTGTGATCGCAGGCGTAGTGCCGGAAGCCGAGCAAGGCGTAACGCGGTTTCTGCGCAGCTTCGTCAATAACACCATGAGCCGGGGCGAAGACACCACCAACGGCTATGTGCACCGCCAGATGCTCGATCTGACCATCTGGCACGACTAACCGGCCTCCCGGCCTTTTCATAGGAAACCCCCACATGAGTGATGCACTGATCGGCTGGGATGCCGAGTTCTGGCTGGACAACGCATCCGGCATTCTGACCCAGATCGCGGAAGTGACCGCGATTACCCCGCCCAACCCGCAGACCGCTGACGTTGAGGTGACGAACTTCAAGTCCGCCGGTCGCCGCCGCGAATACATCGCTGGCCTGATCGAGGACGGCGAAGGCACGTTCGAGATGAACCTTGTACCGGGTTCGCCCAGCGATGTGCTGATCCGCGCCGCGCTTAACGATGGTCTTAGCCGCTCCTATCGCATCGTTCTGCCGACTGCCGGAAACGGCTGGCAGATCGACGGCGACTGTATCGTCAAGGGTTACGAGCGCAGCGTGCCGATTGACGACCGCATGACTGCGACTGTGACCGTGCGCTTCACTGGCGCAAGCACTGAAGCTGCTGCCTAATGGCCATCGCGCCGATTGACAGCAAGGTGACGGTAAAGGTGGGGGGTGACGAAATCACCCTCCGCCTTAACTTCCGCGCCCTTGCCCTTGCCAAGAAGGCCGGTGTTAACCTGCTTGCTGGCGGGCAAATGGACCCACTTGACATTGCCGTGGCGGTGCGATGCCTTGCCGCTGATGCTCACCCGAACATGACCGATGAAGAGGCGTTCGCGCTTGTGGTCACGGGCGGCGAAAGCGTTGGTAAGGCAATGGCTGACCTGTTCGCGGACTTCAGCAAGGCCGCTGAGGGAAACGCAGCGAAGGCAAAGCGCCCGAGCTAGACGACTTCCTTGTGATGTGGGTCGAAGCCGGTTTCGATCCTGACGCCTTTTGGCATCAAACGCCGGACACGTTCACGCTTGCCATGAGGGGCGTGCGCAAGCGCCTGGAGCGCGAGGCTGACGACCGTGTGGCCTTGGCGTGGCAGACCGGCGTGTTCGCCGCGACGGCACAAGCGGGCAAGTTGAAGCCGCTAAAGCACTACCTGCGCAGGCCGGGACAAAAGCAATCCGCTTCTGAAATGCTCGCCATCATGCGGACGTTTCAGGCGGGCGGTGCTGCAATGCGGATTACCGAGATCAAGAGGTGATGAATGGCTAATCTTTTAGCGAGCCTTTTGGTTAGTCTTGGCCTTGATAGTGGCGAGTTTCGGTCAGGCCTCACGCAAGCGCAGAAGGAGATGCGCAAAACTCAAAAGCAGTTTGAGAAAATCGGCGCGTCGATGCAAAGCATCGGCACTAAGCTTACAATTGGCGTCACTGCGCCGCTTGCGCTCTTTTCTAAGGGTGCGGTGCAGGCTGCGATTGACGCCGAGGAAATGGGCAGCGCCTTCAATGTCGTTTTTGGCGACATGGCAGACGATGTGCGCGCGTGGGCCGAGGAAACCGGCAACGCAATGGGCCGTTCCACTCAGGAAATGCAACGCGGGGCGCTGGCGTTTCAAGAGTTGTTTGGGAAGTCCCTTGCTCCCGAACAAGCTGCGGAAATGTCGAAGCAGTTTGCCGTGCTTACTCAGGAGTTGGCCAGCTTCAAGAATTTGTCAAATGAGGTTGCACAGCAAAAGCTTTTCGCAGGTTTGATCGGAGAGTCGGAGCCGCTGCGCTCCGTTGGCGTCCTGATTGACGAAGCAAGCG